AGATATTTGCAACCTTGCCCTAGCTCATTTGGGTGATGATGCAACAATAGCATCGCTATCTCCACCAGAGGGATCAGCACAAGCGGAAAAAGCTGCACGTTTTTATCCAATTGCTAGAAACAATTTGTTAGAAATGCATACTTGGAATTTTGCAGCAAAACGTGGAAATTTAGCACTTACTACTAATAGTCTTGACCAATGGGATTATGCATACGCTGCACCTGCGGATATGATGAATCCTGTTGCAATAATTTCTCCTTCCGCACAAAATGATTACGCTACAAGAATGTCAGCAGGTGATACTCCCGGAGGAATAACAAGTAACTATGCACCAACAATTGTGGCAGGGCAATATTCACCACAACAATTTGCAGTAGAAGGAACATATATTTATACAAATCAAGAAAATGCAATGTTAAGATATCAAGCATATGTAACTGACTCTTCTATATTTTCTCCGTTATTTGTAACTACATTGTCATGGCATCTAGCATCCATGTTGGCAGGGCCTATTATTAAAGGTGATCAAGGAATGGCAGAAGCAAAACGTAGTACGCAAATGATGCAAGGATATTTAACGCAAGCAAAACAATCAGACAATTTACACAGAGATATAACGGTAGAACATATAGTACCTTGGACATCCGGGAGATAGTTAATGCCAGTAACACGCACCTTTTCTAAAGCATTTTCTGGAGGTGAAATATCACCAGAAATGTTTGGTCGTATTGATGACAGCAAATACCAACAAGGTGCAGCAAAATTGCGTAATTTTATAGCTAAACCACAAGGCCCTGCTGAAAACAGGTCAGGGTTTGCATTTGTAAAAGAAGTTAAAGACAGCACAAAAGCAGTAAGATTAATGTCTTTTACTTTTTCTACTACCCAAACAATGGTTATAGAAATGGGTAATACATATTTTAGGTTTCATACACAAGGTGCAACATTAAATTACAGCGATGGTGCAGCATGGAATAGCGGTACTAATTATGTAGTTGGTTCAATTGCTAAATATAGCGGTACAAATTATTATTCTAAAACTGTTCATTCAAATAGTCAGCCACCAAACTCTACAAATTGGTATGCGTTACCTGCTGACATGACATATGAAATACCGTCACCATATTTAGAAGCAGAATTATTTGATATACATTATGTACAATCTGCTGATGTTATGACAATTGTGCATCCTAGTCATGCACCTAGAGAATTAAGAAGACTTGGTGCAACACAATGGGAATTAAAAGAAATTAATTTTGGTAGTCCTATTTCATCACCAACTATTGCTTCTGTTGTTGCTTATATACCATCATCAGCTAGTACTAATACAGATACTTATGAAGCACACGAATATGTAGTAACAGCTATTGGCAGTAATCTTATAGACGAAAGTTCTCAATCAAGTTCTCAATCTGTTAATAATAATATTTTTGTAACTGGAGCGAAAAATACTGTAACATGGAATGCTGTTTCTGGTGCTGCTAGGTACAGGGTATATAAAGAACAGGCAGGTGTATATGGTTTTTTAGGAGAAACAACTAGCACATCAATTGTAGATGCAAACATTGCACCAGATTTTTCTAGAACACCACCTGTATACGACAATCCATTTCCTAGTTCTAATAATTTTCCGGGTGCTGTATCTTATTTTGAACAACGTAGAGTGTTTGCAGGTACAAATAATGATCCGCAAACTATTTATATGACTAAATCAGGAACTGAAAGTAATATGTCTTTTGGTATTCCTATACGAGATGATGACCGTATTAAGTTTAGGGTTGCTGCTCGTGAAGCAAATACAATACGACACATTGTTCCATTGACACAATTACTATTGCTTACAGGGTCAGCAGAGTGGCGAATAGCATCTGTTAATAGTGATGCTATAACACCTAGTTCTATATCAGTAAAACCACAATCTTATGTTGGTGCTAATAATGCACAACCAGTAATTGTTAATAACAGCATGGTTTACTCTGCTGCTCGTGGTGGTCACGTTAGAGAACTTGGTTATAACTGGCAAGCTAATGGATTTATTACAGGTGATTTATCACTTCGTGCTCCGCATTTATTTGATAATTTTACAATTGTAGATATGGCATTGGCTAAAGCTCCATTACCTATTGTTTGGATGACAAGTAGTAATGGTAAATTATTAGGATTTACATATGTACCAGAACAACAAGTAGGAGCATGGCATCAACATGATACAGACGGTACGTTTGAAAGCGTAGCTAGTGTTTCCGAAGGAAATGATGATGTAGTTTATTGCGTTATAAAAAGAACTATAAATGGTGCTACTAAAAAATATATAGAACGTATGGGTACAAGATTGTATGAAACTCAACGTGATAGTTTTTTTGTTGACGCAGGTGCAACATATAACGGCACAAATACAAACACAAGTCAAAACGTAACTATATCAGGGGGTACAAATTATACAAGAGGAGAAAGCGTTACTATAACTGCTAATTATAATTTATTTAATGCACCTCCTAGTGTTGCCGATGTAGGTGATGCAATTGTTTTAGTAGACGGTACAACTTATTACAGATGCAATATCACTTCGACTTCAAGTCAAACTGTAGCAACTGTAAAATTAGATAAAGATTTACCTGCATCTTTGCGTAATACAGGAATAACAACATACGAAGTTGCAAGAAATGTCATATCAGGTATTACATGGCTAGAAGGTAAAACAGTAAGCATATTAGCTGACGGTGCTGTTCATCCACAAAAAGTAGTATCTAGCGGTTCTATTACATTAGATCAGGCATCTAGTGTTGTTCATGTTGGTTTACCTTATGAAAGTGATTTGCAATCGTTACCTTTAGCTTTGCAAGCAGAAGCTTTTGGTCAAGGTCGTGTAAAAAATTTAAATCATGTATGGGTAAGAGTATTAGAAAGTTCTGGTATTTTTGCAGGGCCTAGTGCAGATAAATTAGTAGAAGCAAAACAACGTACAACAGAACCATATGGCTCACCACCTAATTTAAAAACAGAAGATATAAAAATTATGTTGACTCCTACATGGCAAGACACAGGACAATTATTTGTACGACAAACTGATCCATTACCATTAACAATTGTAGGATTAACATTAGAAGTAGCTGTAGGTGGATAGTGTGACCGTAAACAGATATAGTGTATGTATATTAGAGAAATAAGTAGTTGTTGAGGTTATGGCAACAGATTGGGATAAAGTAGGCGGTATAAGTTCTATAACAGGAACTGTTCAAGGAATGATCGGTTCTTATTATGCTGCGGAAACAGAAAAGTTTAAATATAAATCAATGGCTCTTGGTTATGAGCATAAAAAAGATATGGCAAAGATTAATAGCCGTATGTTAGAAAGACAGGCACAACAAGTAGGACGAGCATATAACAGACAGATAATGATAAAAACTATGCAAGCAGGTCAACGTAAAGGTAAAGCTACAGCAAGTGCTGCTGCAAGAGGTGGTAGTTTGGGTTATGGCAGTACAGCAAATCTTTTTGCTAGTGACGAAATTATGAAAGAAATAGACAAAATTACAATGAATACTAATAAAGTACAGGCAATGAATGAATCTAGAATGCGTAAAGTAAATATGGATATTAGAGGAACAATGCTTGGTGTATCACAAGCCGGGGCATTAGCTAACGCATCAACAGTAAGTCCATTTTTAAATATGAGTAGTACTTTGTTAACTGGTATTGGAGATATAGCTAAAAACAAATATTTTGAAGGTTAATTATGGCTAGAGTACCTTTACAAAACACACCAACAGAACAACTTAATGTAGGAGCAGCACCACAATTAAGTGCTACAGAAGTACGTCCTATGGACGATGTAGTAACTGATGATATACAAAGATCTAGTAAAGCTTTTAATCAGTTTGCACAGATAGCAAAAGGATTACAAGATGAAAAAGATGATGCTAAATCTAAATCATTAAGTAACGAATATCAAACAAGAGCATTAGAAATTGAAAATTCTTATTTAACTTTAGAACTAGGTGCAGCAGTTGAACAAGTAGGAACTGGTGATGATGGTGAGCCTATATTTGCATACGATCAGAAAGTAAATGAATTAAATGCATTAAAAGAAAAAATAGCAGAAAAAGCAGAAAATAAAAACCAATTAGCAATATATAACGAAAAAGCATCGGCATCAATATTAACTTCAACAAACCGAATGAGTAAACATTCGTTGGCTGAACAAACTAAATTTGCAAATGCTGAAACTTTAGCAGATATAGAAAATACAGTTACAGAAACTGGTCTTTCTGTAGATGATTTTAATATGGGTGACAATAGTGAATATGTAAAAAATTTATTAGCTCTTGATGTAAAGATTAAAAATTATGCAGAATCAAAAAAAATTGCATTTATAGGAGACAGCAAAGACAGTACGGTAGATAGTGCAACTTACACTAATATTAGAATTGGTTATTTAAATAAAGTGCATGATGCATCTATAGGAAAATTATTGATAAATAATGAATATCGTAAAGCTGCTGAATATTTAGAATTTCATAAAGGTAATGGAACTATTGCTGAAGGTGAAATAAACAAACACATGAAAACAATACAAACTGGTTTAAATAAAGAAAATGGAGAAAATATTGCAAACAATATAATAGATGGAAAAAATATAAATTCTAATGATGGAGGTTTTAATAGTTCAGCACAAATAGTAATGTCATTAGAAGGTAGCAATAATGCTACTAATAGCAATGGTTTGCAATACGTTGAAGGCAATACAAAAGAAATTAATATACAAAATTTAGAAGAATTGCAAAAAGAATCTAAATATTATAAAGAAGGTGCAACTGTATCATTACCACCAGAACATCGCACAACACATTTGTTTTTAACAAAAGAACTTGGTGTACAAAAAGCAGACAGTTTATTTACTAAAGCAAATACATTATTAAAAGAAGAAGGTTTTGTTATAGATAAAGAAAAAATGAAAAATAATTCTGCTTATGCAGCAGAAGTAAATGCAAAATTAATGGAAAAAGTTGTGGGTTTAAGTAAAGAAGAGTTAGGAAAAAAATATGGAGAAGGTAATGATTTTGATCTTTATTCTAAAGACTTAGATACTGTTGTATCAAAAATAGATTACACATATAAAGACACACAGCAACCATCAATGCGTGTAGGAGAAGATGGTGTATTTAATTTAGAAGATGCTCTTGTTTTTGCTAGAGAAAATATAAAAGATAAAAATGTATTGGAATATGTAGAAGCTAATTTAAAAGATAAACATACTGAACTAACAGAGTTTGCAGAAGAAAATTATAAAACAGAAATATTAAAACCTGCTGAAGACTTAGCGTATGCAAAAGCCGGTGGTTGGAAAGATATAAAACCAGAAATTTGGAATCAATTAAAAGTTGAAGATCAAGAAAATTTAAAAAAAGGTTTTGCTAAAACAGATGACGTAGACACATTACTTGCATACTACGAAGGTACATTATTAAAACCGGGTGAAACTATAGATGACTACAGATATCTTATGAAAGAATCTACTTATCTTGAAATTAAAACTAAAGAAAAAAGTTCTGGTTCTGGTAGTGGTAGTGGGTCTGGATCTATTTCTGTAGATAAAGATGTTTTAGATATTAAATTAGAAGAATACGGCTATACCAAAATACTAAATAAAAAAGGTGATGGAAAATTTGATTATTTACAGATATTAAAAGCATGGAAAGATCAAGTTGAAGATGCTAAAAAAAATGGAGTTACGTTAGACAGGCAAAAAAAAGAATTAATTTTAGAAAGTATATTGGCAAATAAAGTTCGTGTAGGTAATTTTACAACTAGAGTAGGTACAGAATTTGTTGTTGCTGCTGTTGACAAAGATCAATTATCTAAAACATTTAGCATAGTAAAAGAACAGAATGGTCAATTTAAAAAAATATACCATAACCAAATTCCTGACGAAGTAAGGACTTATATGCTTGATGGTTACGATAAAAATGGACTTAAATTAAGTTACCAAGAAATGGTAGAACGATGGGTACAATTTGGTAAACCAAAAACAAAACAAGATTTTATTAACGAAGTACGCTATCAAAAAGGTGAAATTGGAAAAATTAACAAACCAGAACCAAAACTTAAACTTTTCTAATGACAGATTCATATAACATTTTTGATGATTTACTTCGACAAGAAGGCAGAGTAGGAGGTATTAATAATAATCCAGATACTGATTACAATGCAATGTCTGAAGTATTAAAAGATGAAGAAGAAGAAAGAAAAAATATTATGCGGGCCAATATGCGACTTGTTATGGAAAAAGATCCTAACAAAGTAGGTGAAGCACAAAGAATGGCATTAGATCTTAATTTGCCAGAAGAAATTGCATTAGATAGTGATCAAGCCATTGACGCTTTAATACAAAAGAAAAAACAAGAACGAATGCGTTCATATGAATTATCTTTATATGACCCAGTTTTAAGAAGACAATTAACAGATAAAAATTTTGCAGCTATTGCTCACGATAATGTAGATGATTTGCAAGGTATTGCGTATGTATTTAATGGTATAAAAAATATGCCAGAAAACATATCACAAGGTTGGGAAAAAGGTAGGCTACAAACTAGAATAGGAAAAATTGGTAACTTAAAAAAAACAGGTAAAGGCAACGAATTATTAGATTTAGAATTAGCAAAGTTAAATGAAAGGGTAGAACAATTACAAAGTGATGGTTCTGGTTTTTGGGAAGAAGCGTCAACAGTTGTTGGACAAATGTCTAAGACAGTAAAAACAGGATTAGAAGGTGGATCTGCTGGTGCTGCAATAGGATTTGGATTAGGTTCTGTTACTGGGCCGGGTTCTATTTTTACAGCTAAAGGCGGTTTTGTAGTTGGTTTTATGACTACTATGGCTTATGAAAGCTACAAAATAGAAGCAGGTCATTCATACCTCGAAATGATTGATGAGGGTTTAGATGAAAAAACAGCACAACATATAAGTACAGGAGTTGGTTTAACTAACGCAGCATTAGAATTTGGTGGTGCAGGTATTGTATTTAGACCATTAATTAAAAAATATTTAGCAAAAGAAGTAACTAAAAAATTAGTAAAAGAATTAGCTAAACCTACATTAAAAAAAGCATTTATAGATTTTAGTAAAAATGCTATTTTAAATAGTTCATTAGAATCTTTAACTGAAGTTGGTCAGGAGTTTACTAATGTTATAGGTCGTGATTTAGCTGTACGTTTAGGTGATTATCCAGATTTAGAAGTTAAATTAGGAACACGAGAAGGCCGTGAAGAAGTAGCAGATAGGTTAGTAACTACTTTTATAAAAAGTATGCAAGCTATGTCAATTTTAGGTTTAGTACCTGCCGGAGGTAATTTTGCTATAGATTTTCAAAAAGCAAAAGAAGCAAATAAAGATACTGCATTTTTAGAAAAAGTTTATGGTATGTCTGTAGATAACAAAACTAGACAAAGAAATCCAAAACAATACAGAGCACTAATAGATAATTTAGCAATAGAAAATGGTGTAGAAAATTTATACATAGAAGCTGATGTATTTAATCAAGCATTAAAAAATAACGGCATATCTATAGAAGACCTTGAAGTAGCTGCTCCAGATATTGCAAGACAGCTAAGAGAGATTAATGAAGGTGGTGGTGTAGGAACTGTTGAAATGCAAACAGGTGAATATTTTTCACAACTAGTAGGTACACAAGTAGGCAACGTCATAAAACCTCATGTACGCAAAAATGAACAAGGAATGAGTTCAGAAGAATATGCACAATATTTAAAAGATAGACCAACGATTGAACAAGAAATGTTAGATGCAATAACAGTTGAAAGTCAAGCAGTAGAAGATTTTAAATTAGATGCAGCCGATGTTAAATCGAATATTGAGCGTATGTTAAAAAATGCAGGTACAAAATATACAAAAAATCAAATATCAGACTTGTCAACTTTTGCTCGTGATTTTATTGTTACGCAAGCAAATGAGTTAGGTATTTCACCTAGTAAATTTTTTAGTAGATTTTATTACAACATAGAAGGAGATCAACAAAGTAACAGAAATGTAAGAACTTCTAAATTAAACCAACTATTTACAAATGAAGGATTAGTAAATACTGAAAATCAAATTAGTAAAGAATTTTTTAAAAATTCTAAATTAATTGAAAAAGATGGTACACCACAAATAATTTTTCATGGAACTTCTGATAGCGTAAAAGGTTTTGATAGTAATAATCCTACAAAAAAAGACGATGGTTGGGCAGGGCCGGGAGTATATGCAGTTAGAGGTCAAGATGCTAAAACCTTTGCAGATACTTACGAACAAAAAAATAAAGGAGAAAATGCAACATCTAGTACGCCTTTGTATGCAAAATTAGAAAATCCATATATAGCAACAAAAGCAGAAAAAAATGATGTTAGAGAAGGTGGTAAAACAGCGTCTACTGCTTTTAGAAAAAAATTAATTGAGGAAGGTTATGACGGTATTATTATGCCGTTAGATAATAACAATCAAGAAATAATTATTTTTGATCAAGCTAACGTAAAAACTGTAGAAAAAAGTAATACTTGGGAAAAAGAAATACAAGAATTATTAGATGACACAGATGTAGATGAAGTATTTGAACAACGTGCAAAACCACAAGAACAAGGTAAACCTGTACCTGATAATGTTAAACAAACTAATAAATTAGAAAATAGTTTTGACTTTGCTAAAAATAAACCTTTCCCAACTAATAGACAATTTAAAATAGAACTACAAGAAAGAGTTAAGCAAGCTGCAAAAAAAGCAGGTATTGATGTTAGTGATGCGTCAATAGAAACAGAAAAATATTTAGTAGAAACAATTATTGCAGATGCTAGATATGCATTAATAGAAAACAGTAATGCAGTTGGCTGGTACAACGAAAAAGTAACTAAAGCAAAAAGAATTTTAGCCAAAATACATCCAGAATTAGAAACTGACCCGGTAGCTAATTTTGCATTTACTTGGTCGTTAGCTAACACTTCTAACATGATTAAGGTTGATAAAAACTTTGAGTTAGCAGAAAAAGCATATAGGCATTACAAAAAGACAGGTAAGTTTCCTACAAATATAGGAATAGGAAAAGCAACTGATGCTATTAACAACAATTTTAAATTGTTTAACAGATTAATTAGAGAAAAAGAATTTACAAGTTTAGAAGAGTTTATGAAAACTCAACACACAGTTAAAGAAGTTAAAGCATATACAAATAGCGGTGTATCTGGTGAAAATGAATCTGAGATTGTATATGGTGCTGCGGTAATGGGGCCAAAAATTGGTAATGGATTTTTTGCAAATTTATATGGATTTTATGAACAACTTACTATGGATAGGTGGTTAATACGTTCATGGGGTCGTTTAACCGGGACATTGGTATTAAACCAACGCAAACAAGCAAATATGAAACGTGATCAGTTAAAACCATTATTAAAAGCTTTAACATCTAAACAAAAGAAAAAATTACAAGATCTTATTGGTGTCAAAATTAGGATGACTAATTTAGATGAAGTTGCTGTTGCTATAGACAATGCAAGTACTGATAAACCAAATAGAAAAATAATGAATGAAGTTGCAACTATAAAAGATCAACCCGAAGTAGAACAGGTAATATTTGACATATTAGGAAAACCTAGAAAAGGATCTGAAAGAATAGGTATAGGACATGAAATAAGAAAAAATGGAGTAAGTTATACAAAATTTTTAGACGGTCAAAAAGAAGCACCAAGCGGAGCACCAGAAAGAAGATTTATTAGAAAAGTTTTTAACCAAGCATTAGACGTATTACAACAAGATAATCCAGATCTTACAATGGCTGACTTACAAGCATTGTTATGGTATCCAGAAAAAAGATTGTATGATTCTGCTAAACTAGAACAAGCAGAAGACACTAAAGGTTATGTAGATAACGAAGCACCAGACTATGCTAATGCTTCTGCAAATTTAGCTAGAAAATTTGGTGTTTCAGAAACTGACATACAAACTACATTACAGGAGGTAGACCTTGAAATTCAAAACCAGAGCATTGACAGAGCAAGAGTTGCTGAATCAGGAGAAAGAAGACCAGACGGAATACAACAGGATAATGAAAGTTATAGACAAGGACGAAGAAATTTTGACACCCCAACAGATGAAGGGACTGGACTTCCCCTTAACGCAGACGGAACAGTTACCATCTACCACCACACCGACAAACAATCAGCAGACGCAATCAGAAAGTCCAATCGACTCGAATACACTACAGCAAGTGATCCCTTCTTTACCACCAGAGATACAGCAAATCTTGGCTATGGTGATACCTCAATTGCAATCAGACTCGACCCTGCTCGACTTAGTGTCGATGATGAATTCTCAGACGGACGAAGAGATTTCAGACTCAACAATAGAAAAGCTAGAGAAACTATTTTAGTAGAAATAGATGAAAATCCAAATGTTCCAGATTTTGCACCAACTAGTGACCAAGTAACAGGAAATATAATAAACCGAGTAGTTGAATTAGGTGAACCATACATGGGAGAGTATGGAGATAAAAGTCCAAATGAAGTTGATAAACAATTAAGAGATAAAGCTAGTGCATTATTTGGGGCACAAGCAGCAACACCAGAAGAAGCTGCTGCTGCAAGAGCAAGAATAATTGAAAAAACTAAATTAAGAAGAACAAGAAAAAATTTAGAAAAACAAAGTGATTTATTTTCACAAGCACAAACACCGAAAGGTTCTAGAGGTCAATTTGATCCTAAAAATCTAACAACGCTATTAACTAAAGAAGCTGATTTATCTACATTTTTACATGAGACAGCACACTATATGTTAACAGTTATGGAACAATTAGTATCTTCTGGACAAGCTACTCAAAGAATGACAGACGATTTTAATAAGTTATTAGACTTTTTTGATGTAGCAGATTTTAATAAATGGAATAGTTTAACATTACAAGAAAAAAGAAAATACCATGAGTCGTTTGCATATAACTACGAAATATATTTATCAGAAGAAAAAGCTGCACCAAATAGTAAATTACAAGAAATGTTTACTAGATTTCGTAAATTTTTAAATAGGATTTATCAATCAATTAGAGGTGAATTAAATGAAATATATAAAGCAGAAAATGGTGTAGACCTGCCAATACTTACAGATGAAATTAGAGGTGTAATGGATCGAATGGTAGCTAGTGAACAAGAAATACAACAATCAGAAAGAATATATAATATGAAACCTATGTTTCAAACACAAGAAAGCAGCGGAATGAATGACGCAGAATGGTCTGAATATACAAGAGACATACAACAAGCACAAGAAGAAGCTATAGCTGCATTAAGTAAAAAAAGTTTTAAAGAAATGTCAGTATTAGATAATGCTAAAGATAAAATAATAAAAAAATTACAAGCAAAAGAAAGAACTGTTAGAAAAAAAATATTAGCTGAAGAAATGGAAAAAGCTAAACAAGAAAAAACATATCGATTAGCAGACTTTTTAAGATATGGTAAAACCGTAAACGATCAAGGTGAGCCAGTAGTAGTTACTGATGGCAATAAACTTAGTTTAGATGAAGTTAAAAACATAGCAGCAGCATCAGAATTTTATGATATGACCAATGAAATTAAAAAATTAGGTACTGGCCAATACGGTATGCTTCGTAAAAATGGACAGCCTTTAGCATTGTTTGCTGAAATGTTTAATTATGAATCAGCACACTCAATGATTAATGCTTTGCTTGATTTAGAACCAATAAATGATGTTGTTAAAGAACGTACAAATAGACGGATGTTAGATGAATATAGTGAATTAGCTGATCCAAAACAAAGAAATTTAGTAGCACTAGAAGCATTACATAACAAAGCAAGAGCAAAATTTATTGCAACTGAATTACGTTTTTTATCAAAAGCTATGCAACCAGTTCGTTATCAAGTTGCAGCAGCTAGACAAGTTGCACAAGATATATTGGCAAAAACACCAATAAAAGAAATTAGGCCATCTAGATATGCAAGGGCACAAGCACGCTCAGTAAAACTTACTGAAAAAGCTATGATGGAAGGCAATACACAAGACGCTATAAAATATAAACGTGCTCAATTATTGCAACACGAGTTAGGACGAGAAGCCGTAAAAATTCATAATTTATACAATAAAGTAACTAAAGGAAAAAATGCATTATTCAATAAAGTTTTTAATATAAACAATGATAAAACAAGAGCTAAAACACAAAATATAGATTTAATAAATGCAGCAAGATCTATATTGGCTGCATACGGAGTAGGCCCTGCTGTAGATAATCCTATGGATTATTTAGATAAATTAGCAACATATAATACTGATGTATACACAAGAATAGAACCAATAATTAAAGATGCTGTAGATTTTGATTCAAGAGAATTAACTGATTTGACTGGCCAACAATTTTCTACTTTAGTTGAACAAATTAAATCTTTAATTTATCAAGCTAGAAATGACAAACAAATAATAGATGGACAAGACAAAGTAGATTTAGAGTTTGCTATAGAACCAATACTTGCCAAACTAGATGAAATTATTACAGAAAAAAACTTAACAGAAATAGGAATGGATGGAACTCCTACTAGATTTGATGAATTAAGATATATATTTCAAGGTTTTGAATCATCAGGATCTCGTGTAGAACATATGATGGATAATTTTGATGGTGCAGTTAGATCAGGTGCAGGTGCAACTTTAGAACGTGAAACAGCTATGGCAGGGCCTTTTACAAGATTAATTTGGAGACCTGTCAAAAATGCATTAGATGCATATAGACCAGAAAGAAACAAGTATACAAAGAAATACGCAGCTATGTTACAGATGCTAGTAGATGCTGATCGTATAGGAAAAGATGCAATTGAAGCAAATGAAATTGGTTTTAAATTTGGTAATGGTGGCACAGTTCCCGGTAAAGTTGAATTGTTAGGAGCTATGTTGCATATAGGCAATAACAGTAATAAACGCAAATTATTACTAGGTAGAAAATGGGCTACAAAATTAGAAGATGGAACTATAGATACGACAGCATGGGATTCATTTATGGAACGTATGGAAGACGAAGGTTATATAAATAAAGACGATTGGGATTTTTTACAAGAAACGTGGGATTTAAATGAAGAAATGAAACCTATTGCACAACAAGCACATAAAGAAGTATATGGATATTATTTTAAAGAAATAGAAGCTACACCTATTGTAAATAAATTTGGTACTTATAGAGGTGGATATGTACCTGCTGCCTTAGATCCTAGAGCCGATAGAAAAAGAGCAGCAATGTCAAAATTAGAAGAATTAGATACTGAATATAGACAAACATTACCTTCTACTGGGGATGGATTTACTAGAACTCGTAACGAACAATTTGCCGGCCCATTGTCTTTAGATTTGCGTGTAATGACAAAACATATAGATGATGCATTACGTTTTGCTTATGTACAACCTGCTATTAAAAACGTACATAAAATTTTAAAACATCCAGAATTTGCTAAAAAAATAAACACTATAAACCCAACATATATAGACAGAATGTTAATACCTTGGTTAAATAATTCTGCTCGTCAAAGAACATTTATACCCGGATCACATCCAGAAAGTGTTGATGTATTTTGGCAAACAGTTAGAAAAAGAACAGGTGTAGGAATAATGTTTGCTAATATTTCAAACGCAATGCAGCAATTAACAGGATACTTTCCGGCAATGTTAAAAGTAGAACCACGATATTTAAAAGGTGCATTAGGTCAGTATTTACAAAGTCCTAATAAATTTGCAAATGAAATAGCAGAATTATCTCCATTCATGTCTGAAAGACAAAATAACCAGATATTTGATATACAAGATAATTTAAATGAATTGCTTATAAATCCTAATGAATTTGAAAAAGTACAAAAATGGGCAACACATCATGGTTACTTTATACAACAAGCATTTCAAAACCAAGTAGATAGTGTTGTATGGGCAGCGTCATATGAAAAAACTATGGCAGAGTTACCTATAGAAATGTCATTTGAAGAAGCAAAAGCAGAAGCTATACAACAAGCTGATGCAAATGTGCGATTAACGCAAGACAGTTTAAGTGCAGAAGATTTACCTGCGTTTATGATTAATACACCTTTTATTAAAACATTTTTGCAATTTCAAAATTACTTTAATATGATTGCAAATTTAAATGGCACAGCTTATAAGAAAATAATGAGAGACTTAGGTTTTCGGGGTAATAAAGGTAAATTGTTTATGACTTATCTTTTTGGATTTGCAATGCCATCGTTTGTTGCAGACATGATAGTCAGAGCATTAGGTGAAGGTTTTAACGATGATGAAGATGATGGTATTTTTAATGATGTAATGGGTTGGTATTTTGGGTCGCAATTTAGAACAGCAGCAGCTTTAATTCCATTTGGTACTACTGCTTTAGTTGGTATAAATATGTTAGACAATAAACCTTATAATGATCGCATTACATTAAGCCCATCTGTATCAATATTAGAATCTTCTTTACGAGCACCAGTATCGTTTTATTTGGCTCTTACTAATGAAGATAAAGATTTGTCTGGTAGAAATGTAAAAGATATGTTGACCTTTATGTCTTTAGTTACTGGTATACCATTAACAATACTAGGTAAACCTATAGGCTATCAAGTAGATGTTAATCGTGGAAAAGTAGATCCATTAAGTTTGCCAGATTATCTTAGAGGTTTAGTAACAGGTAAACCAAGTCAGCCAAGTAGAAATTAAAGGTGTGACCGTAATACAAAGATTAAAAGGTAACCTTAATAAGATAGTGAGAATGTCTAGTTAATGACGATAAATTCGACTACACGAAAGACGAGTAACTTAGTTGGGAATGGGAATACTCATACATATCCGTTTGCTTTTAAAGTATTTGCAGATTCTGAAATAGTTGTAAAAAAATTAGAAACTGCAACAAGTATAGAAACTACATTAACCCTTGGTGCAAGTAATGATTATATAGTTACTTTAAACTCAGACCAAAACGGTAACCCCGGTGGAAGCATAACTTTAAAATCTGGTGGTAATAATCAAAATTTAGCAAGTGGTTTTCAAATTGTTATTACTTCTGCTGTTCAATCATTGCAAGGAACAGATCTTACAAACCAAGGTGGATTTTATCCAGAAGTTATTAATGATGCATTAGATAAATCAGCAATTTTACATCAGCAACAACAAGATGAATTAGATAGGTCTATAAAATTTTCATTAACCAATACTATTGGTAGTTTAGAAATTACAGAATCTGCTACTGCTCGTGCCAACAAAGTAATGGCATTTGATAATGCAGGTGAGTTTTCATTGCTTAATGAAATAGGAACATATAGAGGAAACTGGTCTGCAAGTACTTCATATGTTGTAAGAGATCTTGTAAAAGATACAAGCACTAATAATGTTTTTATGTGTAATGTTGCACATACCTCATCAGGATCACAACCATTAACTACTAATACTGATTCTGCAAAATGGGATTTAATTGTTGACGCAGCAACAGCAACAACGTCAGCAACTAACGCAGCATCATCAGCCACGGCAGCAGCCAGTTCTGCAACAGCAGCAGCGTCATCACAAACGGCAGCAGCATCTAGTCAAAGTGCAGCAGCCAGTTCACAAAGTGCAGCAGCAAGTTCCGCAGCAACCGCATCTACAAAAGCATCTGAAGCTACAACAGCAAAGACCGCAGCAGAAACTGCACAAGCAGCAGCAGAAACTGCATTAGATTCTTTTGATGATAGATATCTAGGTGCTAAATCATCAAATCCTACGTTAGATAATGACGGCAATGCATTAATAGATGGAGCGTTATATTTTAATACAACAGTAAATAGGATGAGGGTTTATGACCTTGGCAATACAACATGGTTAGAGGTAACAATTGTTGGGTCAGATCTTGCAAATACTAATACAGTCGCAGGTTCTATTAGTAACGTCAATACAGTAGCCGGAAGCATATCAGGAGTAAATGCTGTAGCTAATAATGCGACTAATATAAATGCCGTAAATAGCAACGCAACTAATATAAATACTGTAGCCAGTACGGCATCAAATATTAATGCGGTAGCAAGTAATGCCAGTAACGTAAATACGGTTGCTTCTAATATCAGTAATGTAAATGCAATCGCAACAGACATTGCAAAAATACAAACGGTTGCAAATGATTTAAACGAAACAGTTTCTGAAATTGAAACAGCAGCCAATGATTTAAACGAAACAACATCTGAAATAGATACAGTTGCAAATGCTATTACTAATGTAGATAATGTTGGAAATAATATTGCAAACGTAAATACAGTTGCAGGGATTAGCAGCAATGTAACTTCGGTAGCAGGTAACGCAGCAAATGTTAATTTAGTTGCAGGGTCAATAACAAACGTAAATAACGTAGGCGGTAGCATTGCAAATGTTAATACCGTTGCATCTAACCTTAGTGGTGTAAACTCTTTTGCTGCAAGATATAGAACAGATAATACTGGTAATAATCCATCTAGTAGTTTAGATGCAGGTGATTTATTTTATAACCAACAAAGCGGAAAACTTCTTGTTTATAACGGAGTTAGTTCTGCATGGGAAGAAACCCAATCTGTCGGTAATTTCTTTATAAATACTATTGGCAACTTTAGTGGTACTGGTGGTAATAGTGCAACATTTAATAACTCTGCCTATAAATTTACTTTAAGTAACGCAGGTCAGTTTGCCCAACAAATGTTGGTTAGCATTAATGGTGTAATACAAAAACCTAATTCTGGTACAGGACAACCTAGTGAAGGCTTTGCTCTTGATGGTGCAAACATTGTATTTAGTTCTCCACCTGCTAATGGTGCTGATTATTTTATTATTACCATTGGTGCTTCTGTAAGTATCGGTACTCCGAGCGACAATACAGTAACAAGTGCAAAAATAGTTGATGGAGCTATTGTCAATGCTGACATAAACGCAAGTGCAGCTATAGCAGGTTCTAAATTAGCAGATGATTCTATATCTTTAGCAAAATTAGAACATGGCACATCTAGCAATAACGGAAAGTTTTTAAGAGCTAATAATGGTGCTGACCCTACGTTTGAAAGTGTTATTACTGATCTAGTCGGTGACAGTTCACCGCAGCTAGGTGGTGACTTGGATTGTAATGGTAATAATATTGCTTTAGATGATGCTACTACAATTAGCTTTGGAAATAATACTGATTTACAGATTTATCATAGTACAGATAACGTTATTAAAAATGCTGTTACTGGCAAAAATTTAAAAATACTGTCAGCTAATAATAATGTCGCAGCAGTTTTTGAAGATAATGCTTCAGTTGAACTTTACGAAGCTGGATCTAAAAA